ATTATTTGGGTGGTACTGGTGATATATTAATTGACCCTAATGATGATAGAGATATTACTGGACTGGTAACTATACGAGGAAACTTACAAGTAGATGGAACGACTACAACAGTTAATTCAACAGTTACTACGTTGGATGATCCTATTATCACTCTTGGTGGTGATACTGCTCCAGCGTCAGATGACAGTAAAGATAGGGGAGTTGAATTCAGATATTACGACGCTTCGGCAAAGGTTGGATTCTTTGGTTACGACGATTCAGCCAACGATCTTGGAGGACATTCAGGAGCGTTTACATTCCTCTACGATGCCACAAATACCTCCGAAGTATTCGCTGGAACAGATGCAGGGATCATCGCTGGTAACTTAAGTCTAACAACTAATACTAACTCAACCTCAAATACTACTGGAGACTTAGTAGTAGCAGGTGGTGCTGGTATAGGTGATGATGTTAATATCGGTGGTTCGGTAGATATAGATACAAACTTTGTTACTCATGGTACAGGTCGTTTTAATGACAGTCTTACTATTCAAGGTGCATCTAAGACACTTCAATTAAACAATGGTAGTGGAACTACTAGAGTAGAACTACAATCAACAACTGGTAATGCATCATTCTATGGTGTTGTTGATATAACTAACAACCTTAATATTAATTCTAACAAGTTTAATGTTGTAGCAGCATCTGGTAACACTGCTATTGCTGGTACTTTAGATGTATCTGATGCTACTACTATTAAAGCAGATGGTAAGTTCTTCAAGATTCAAACTGCTGCTGGAGTAGATAAGTTTACAGTTGATACAGATAATGGTGATACTAACAGTGAAGGTAAATTAAATGTTGCTGACCTAGTTCATCTTGAATCTACAGACAATCCTAATATCGTATCTGGTGCTCCACATACAATTGGGTCTGCTGATTATGGTGCATTGAGAGTAGATGGTGGTGGATACTTTGATAAGGATGTTCTCTTTAATGGTGACTTATATCTTAACGGTGACTTTAACCAGCAAGAAGACGCAACTGAGAACTACGGTTTAAGGAACTACCTATCTGTCAGATACAAACTTCGTACTGGTTCTGTTGGTGCATATACTCCAAGTTACTCAAACCATAACACTTCTAACTTAAGAGTCTATGGTGGTGCTGGTGTTAATACAACACTACATGTTGGTGGTACTGGATCTGGTGAAGGTCTATTCGTTGGTAAGAAAGCATCTGGAGACACAGTTAAGTTTAGTGTTTTAGGTGCTACAGGTAATACAGATATTCAAGGTACACTTGACGTTGCTGGTAATACAGAAATTAATGGTACTCTTGATGTTGATGCAGACTTTGCTGTTCGTACTGGTACTACTGATAAGTTTACTGTTGCTTCTACTAGTGGTAACACAGTTATTGAAGGTACACTTAATACTAAGTTGGCTGCTGACTTCGATACTACACTTAATGTTGATGGTGCAGCAACCTTTGGTGATGATGTAACGTTCCAAGATAACAATAAGATATTCAAAATCAAGAATGGTTTTGGTTCAGATTGCTTTACTGTTGATTATGATTATGGTGACACTACCATAATGAGAGACTTGACTGTAGGTTCTGTAGGTCATAGAACTACTACAGAGTTTATAGGTCGTGTATTAATTGGTGGTAATCTAACTAACGACTATTTCCAAGTTAATGATACAAGTGGAAATATGGCATTCTATGTCAATATGAATGACAAGAATGCAACGTTAACAGGAAATACATCTTGTAGTGGTGGACTTGGAGTCGGTACTTCATTTACTGTTGACCCAGTATCAAACTTTGATAACACTACACAACAAGACATATCAGGTTCCTTCAGCATGGATGGTGCTGTAAGACTTGATGGTGGTCTTGGTGTTACTAAGCAAACTGCTTTTGGTGGTGATGTAAGATGTTATACAGATCTTATAGTAACTCAGAATTGTGATTTTAATGGTGATGCTGATATTGCTGGTATAACAAATATTAGTAGTACTCAGGATGCTGCTGCATTAAATTCTTCATCTTGTGCTCTCAAATCTCAAGGTGGTTTAACTGTTCAGAAGAAGACTTGGATTGGTGGAGACTTTACAGTTTACGATTCAGGTAATGGAAGAAATGCATTTAAGGTAACTAATAGTAGTGGTGATGGAGTATTCCATAATGACCTTACTGTTGGTGGTAACCTAATAGTTAATGGTTCAACTACTACTGTCAATTCTACAGTAACAACTCTAGATGACCCTATCATAACTCTTGGTGGAGACACTGCACCTTCAAGTGATGATGCTAAAGATCGTGGTGTTGAGTTCCGCTATTATGATAGTTCTGCTAAGATTGGTTTCTTTGGATTTGATAACTCATCAAACCAGTTCGCATTCTTAACAGACGCAACAAATAATTCTGAAGTACACGCTGGTACAGACGGTGCTCTTAGAGCTGGTTCTTTAAATCTTACTGGTGCTGGTACTGCCCTTGATGTAGATAACAATGTAAACATTGACGGTACTCTAACAGTAGATGGTCAAGGTACTTTCCAAGTTGCTGATGGTACTGCTCCATTTGTTATTACATCTACAACAAAAGTCAATAACCTAAACGTTGACCGTTTAGATAATATGACAACTGCAAGTGCTAATACAGCATCTACAGTTGTTAATCGTGATGGATCTGGAGACTTTGCTGCTAATCAAATTACTGCTGCTAGTGCTGCTGGTGCTGGTGCTGGATTCTTAGGTAACGCAACTTCTGCTGATGCATTTAAAACTGCACGTAACGTAGCAGTTGCTGGTGTTGTTTCTGGTACAGTATCGTTTGACGGTTCTGCTGATGTAAGTATTACAACAACATTCGTTGATAGTGATATCACTGCTCTTGCTGCACAGTCTGGAACAGGTTATGTTGTAAGAACAGGTACTGGTACATATGCTCAACGTACCCTACAGGCGACAGCATCGTCTGGAATCACTCTTACCAATGCTGATGGTGTATCAGGTGATACAACGATTAACGTCGCTTCAGCGTCCACTAACGCATCAAACAACCTTGTCCTACGTGACGGTTCAGGTGACTTTGCTGCTAATGTAATTACAGCATCACTCACAGGAGATGTTACAGGTAACTTAGTTGCTACAACTTCTACTACTAAAGATTTAAATCCTGCTGCTGATAGTACATACGATTTAGGTACTACTTCAGTTAGATGGCAAGGAATATATGCAGATGCTGCAAACATAACTGCTATTACTGGAGACCTTACAGGTACAGCAGACATAGCAACAACAGTTACAGTTGCTGATGAGCAGACAGATACAACTTGCAACATACTGTTTGCAACATCTGCAACTGGTAATCTAGGAGTTAAGAGTAGATCTACTCTCACCTTTAATGCTGATAACGGAAGAGTTACTGCACCTAGTTTTGGTGGTGCATTTATTGGTAATGCTGATACAGCAACAAAATTCTATTCATCTAAGACAATCGGTGGTGTTGCATTCGATGGTTCGGCAAATATAGATCTTGCTGGTGTTAACATTGCTGGTACTCAGAATACATCTGGTAATGCTGCTACTGCTACTGCCTTGGCTGCTTCAGTCAACATTGGTGGAGTTGCATTTGATGGTACTGCATCAATCAGTCTTCCAGGTGTTAATACAGGAGGTAACCAAGATACTTCAGGTAATGCTGCTTCTGCAACACAGGCAACTAACCTTAATAATCATAATACTGCTGCTCTTGCAGAAGGTACAAACCTTTACTACACAGAGGCAAGAGTACAGGCAAAACTTGATAATGCTTTTGAACAACTTAGTGCAATGCTTAACAACCTTGCAACTTCAACTACATTAGTACTGAATCTATCTGGAGACCCAACACCAGGTTCTGTTACAACTATTGGTTCTATTACTGCTAGTGGTCTTGGAGGATTCTCCAATGCAACTGGAGTAGCAACCTCTGGTGGTACTGGTTCTGGATTAACTGTTAATACTACTGTTGATGGAAACGGTGCTATTACAGGTCTTGCACTTAATGCTGCTGGTAGTGACTACTTAATATCTGATACACTAACATTAACCAACCCAAATCTAGGTGGTGTTTCTGCTCTTAACTTGGGTACATTGGCTGGTGGTACTGGATACACTACAGCAACTGGTGTTGCTACATCATCATCTGGTTCAGGAACAGGTGCTACACTTAACATCACAGCATCTGGTGGGGCAATCATTAACGTCTCTGTTAATAATGCTGGTTCTGGATATGCTATTGGTGAGACATTAACCATTACTAATGCTAACGCAACTGGTATTAAGACTCTTGGTTCTATTGCTACTGCTGGTACAGGTTATTCTGCTGGAAGTGGAATTGCAACAGCAGGTTCTAATACATCTGCAACAGTGGATATCACAGTTGATGGTAACGGTGCTGTAACTGGAGTAACAGTTAATGATGATGGTACTGGTTATGCTGCTTCTGATACAGTTACTATTGTTAATGCAAATGCAACTGGAGTTAATACTCTTGGTTCTATCAGTGCTGCTGGTACTGGATATACTGAGGGTACATTCAACAACGTTGCTACAACCTCATCTGGTTCTGGTACAGGATTGACACTTAACATCACTGCTGATGCAAGTGGAAATGTTACTGCTGTTGCAGTTAACACTGATGGTTCTGGTTATGCAAACTCCGAAGTTATAACTATTGTAGGTGGTAATGGTGATGCACAGACTTCTGTATCTGCTATACATGGTAACAGTTGCACAATTCCAGTATCAGCCATCCACGGTAATGGTTCTTCATTGAACACTGCTGCAGTATTTGTTAATGCAACCTTCACACTATCTGACATCGCAACGATGGAAGTGGGTGCAACCGTTACAGGTGGTACTTCAGGTTCAACAGGAGTTATCACTGCTCTAGGTGCTACTTCAGTTACCGTTGATAATGTTGATGGATTCTTCAAGAAGGGAGAAACCGTTGGTGCTAATGATGTTACTAACTTGACTATCCAATCATTCGCTTAAAGATAAATGTCAGCTACAAGACCAGCCACTAAAACTGAGATAAAAAATTATGCTCTACGTAGGTTAGGATATCCTACGATAGACATCAACGTTGCTACTGAACAATTGGATGATCTAATTGAAGAAGCAATTGATTACTATCAGGAATATCATTATAACGGAAGTTATAAGACGTTCATGAGAGTTGAAGTTACACAGGCTATGTTGGATGCAGGACGGGGATTTACTCAGGAAGGTTCTGGTCCTTGGTATGGTGCAGATAATTATATTGACACACCTCCAGGTATGTTAAACATTAATCATGTGTATACCAATATTGGTATGTCGAAAATGTCTAGTGGTAATATATTCAATATTAAATATCAACTCTTCTTGAATGATATTCATAATATGACACATGGTCGTATCTTACATTACTTTATGACTTCACAATATCTTGAAACTTTAGATTGGATAACTAATTCTCAAGCAAATCGTAGAGTGAAATGGAATGAATTGCAAGGTAGACTTTATATGGACTTTGATTGGAAAGATATGGCAGTAGGTGATTATATTATGGTTGATTGTAATATGCGTCAAGACCCAGAAACTTATACTTCCATGTATAATGATAACTGGTTGAAGGATTATGTGGAATCATTATTCCAACAACAGTGGGGTCGCAATTTAAGTAAGTATGATGGCATTCAAATGCTAGGTGGTGTTACACTCAATGGTCGTCAGATACTTGAGGATGCATCTACTTTTAAAACAGATCTTGAAAAAGAACTGCGTGATCGTTATGAATTACCACCTATGGATTTAGTCGGTTGATATGACATATTCCAATACACCAGCACAAGATTACGTTCAGTCGGACTATAGTAATGCTGGAAGATTAAAGATTAACGGTTCTGCTCAAGAGCAGAAGTTCATGGAAAACCTAGTTGTAGAGAGCATTGAAATTTACGGGCAAGATATTTACTACGTGCCGAGAACTATTGTCAACCGTGATAACGTCTTCGGAGAGGACTCTGATGGCAAATTTGAAAGTGCCAAAGCGATTCGAGCCTATGTCAATAATGTTGAAGGATGGGAAGGACAAGGCGAGCTTCTTACGAAGTTTGGAATCCGCATCGAGGATAAGACAACGTTTATATTCTCCCGTGAAAAATTTAAAGAAAAGGTTGATGACTCGACTGTACTCAATGTCGAAGGAAGACCCAACGAAGGGGATTTAATTTGGTTCCCTATAACTAGACATCTATTTGAAATTAAGTTTGTAGAAGTCGAACGTCCTTTCTATCAGTTAGGTAAAGGATATGTTTGGGAATGTCAGTGCGAACTCTTCGAGTACAGCGATGAGGAGATTGATACTGGTCTTGCAGAACTAGATGCTGTAGAGACTGCCTTTGCTAATGCCATTACAGTTGGTTTAGTTGCTGGTGGTACAGGAGACTTTACAGTTGGTGAAACTGTAACTGGAGGTAGTTCTAATGTAACTGCTGAAGTTAAGTCTTGGGATTCTGGTACTAGAACACTTATTGTTATTAATAGATCTGGGACGTTTACTGTTCCAGAAACAATTACAGGTGGTTCATCGGGTGCTTCTTGGACAACGGCTACATATAATACAATAGATAATAAAAATATCGAGTACGATCAAAATAATGAGTTTGAGACTGCTGATAATGATATTATAGACTTCTCCGAATCAAATCCATTCGGAACAGTCGGAAGCTCAACTGATGTATCAATCTAATGTTAGGAACTTATTCATACAATGAAATCTTTCGTAAGACTATCGTGGCTTTCGGAACATTGTTTAACAATATTGAAATTCGTCGTTCTGATGAAGTGATGAAAGTGCCTTTGGCATATGGTCCGAAACAGAAATTTTTAGCAAGGTTAGATCAAAATCCAGACCCTACTAATAAGAGGGTGCAAATAACACTTCCTAGATTATCTTTTGAGATTAATAGTATAGGTTACGATGCTACCAGAAAGGTATCACCTACACAAAAAATTAAATTTAAAAAAGACACAGATGAAAACAAAAATGCTTTTATGCCTGTGCCTTATAATATTGGATTTGAATTGGCAATTATATCAAAGAACCAAGATGACGGATTACAAATCATTGAACAGATTCTTCCGTACTTTCAACCTCATTATAATCTCTCAGTTAAACTTCAAACCACAATAGGAGAAACTAAAGATG